AGATTCGCCATCATCATCCATCTGAGCTATGCCAACGAGCGAAGCATAGGAGTATCTACGGTAGTAGGTTATAGCGCTGCCAACAGACTGTGGGTCTTGTTTAGCCAAGATAAGCGGCACCACGCTCTTCACCCATTGCCCTGACTTGTGCATGAGCATGGTTACTAGGCATAGCTGCCCATCTATTACCTGGGTAGGCTGCGTTACGCTTAGGCCATTAGAGGCTAAAGGCTCTCTAGCGCATGCCATGACGCTGTGTAGGTCGGCGTATGAGGACTTGAAGAACGGGTTCTTGCTGTCCTTGGCTGCGCCTTCTATGAGGCCTTGGGCTTTTGATAGAGCTTCCGCTAGCTCATTAATGTCTTCTGATTGCATATTCATAAGTTTCCTTTACTTGTTATAATTGTCTTCATTTTCCCAGTCGGGACATGTTCTGTACATAGTATCACCTCCAACATTCAACTTTAACGTTGTCTGTTATTAAATTCAACTTCATTTTCATACATCTGCTTCCAGAACTTAGCTTGACGCTCTGCATATGAGAGGTCAATTTTTGTCATAACTAGCTCATGACCAAGACGATCCAACCTTTCGTACAATGGATCGTACATCATGATTGCGTGATAATCTGTGTCTTGTGTATAGTCTGCTACATCATTATTCATATGATACCTCCTTTTAAGGATCACTATAGTAACTAGTGGTTTTGTTAGTTGTTTTACGTTCTCTCGGGCCCCTTTTACTCCAATTTCAGGGGCCTGTTTCATTCGCACTCATCAAAGCAGCATGCGTCATAATATTCTTCATAGAGCGCTTGTTGCAGCTGAGAAACTTCGTACCTATCGGCTCCGCAAGCATATGGGTCTAATTCTAGCGGGTCATCTGGCATTTCAATGTTATGCTCAATAGATATTTCTTTTAGTCTGTCTATAAATTCTTGCATGAGTGCTCCTTTTTGTTATGGCTTAACTATAACATTTAAGTCAGTTTAACTCAAGCGCTTTTGCACTATGATATTCCTCCCAGTACTTATTTGCCTCGTCAATGCATTCTGAGAGCACTTTTTCATCAAATGAAAACTCGTGAACAACAGGCGATAACGCATGATATTGCACATAACCTAGGTTAGTTTTGGGGTCTTTTTTGATGTGCTTGGAGTGGCGTAAGTTGACCCACAGCATATGGTCAGTAACTTTGTAGTTATTTACTTTTAGTAGATACCAATAGAAGTGGGCTTGCATATTCCAGATTTTAGCGTTGGCAGTGGCAGAACATTTCCAATCTATTAGCTGTGTTTCATTGAGTAAACCATCACATTCACCTGTGATCATTAATTCATCACAGTAAAGTCTCGGAACTTGAACTATGTTAGGTTTCTTAACATTCCATAGCTTATAGCTCTCAAAGTATGCGTGGGCACGATCTGATTCAAGAACTACAAACTCACCCGCACAATCTTGCACGATAGCTTTGTGCACATTAGTGCCTATCTTGGCTTTGGCCTCTAGCACCTCAGGGTCCACGTCTGCATAGCTCTGTAGCCTGGCTAGTATCTCACTGACTCTTACATACTTACTCATATGGACTCCTTTTTAGTTGTTTGTGCTTGACTGTATCAGACTTAAACATTACACTCAAGCATATAAACATGAGGTAAGCATGAAATTACAGCAATACTTGGATGATAACATACTAGAAATCAAAGAGTTCGCGGCTCGCGTGCCTGTTACAGAGCACACAGTATACAACTGGCTCTACAACGGCGTAACGCCGCTCAGGATATACCAGTTGTTGATACAAAAAGCATCAGATGGACAAGTAACACAAAAGGATTGGGAGAAGAAAAATGACAAAAAAAAGGCTAATAGACGTGTACGAGGCGCAGAAGATAATGGGGTGCGGGCTACAAAACATTTGGATGCTAATAAGGCGTTTAAGCTTAAAAGCAGTAAAAAGAAACGGTAAGCTCTTCACATGTGAAGAGTGGATAGAGGAGTACTATGAAAATCGCCGCTCTAAGGATCACAATAGTATATTTAATGGCCGTAAGGTTTTTGATGAGGATAAAGGCGAGCTTAGTGTAAGCATGGTGGCCAGAGAGCTTGGTGTAGGCAGGTCGCATATTGAATACTACTTGGGAACTGGCAGGCTTAAGAGCTTCCGAAAGGGTAAGTATCACGTGATCTTACGCTCTGAGCTTGAGAGGTTTATAAGCGAAGAGATGGAAGAAAACCTGGACATTGCACAAAATGCTTGATGAGATGACATGTGAAACTGCTAGTTTGCTCAGAAGGAAGCTTAGGCTTTTTCTCTACGAGAATACATGTACGCATAAAGATTTGCATAATATTCTTGAACAGATTAAGCCAAAAGAGTATGAACATAAGACCGTGAGGTTGCGTATGTTCATTTTTGAGATACACTCTATACCACGGCCCCAGAAGCAGACTATGCAGGGCATAAGCTTTAGTGGCCGCAAGCAATTCTACGATCCGTCCAAGATGAATCGTAAGCAGATTCAGTGGCAGGTGCAACCTCATGCGCCCAAGGAGCTCCTCCTAGGGCCCATCGAGATGCACCTGACCTTCTATCTGCCTATACCAAAGCAAGTGCGAGGCATAGAGCGCCAGCAAATGAACAACAACTTAGCCAAGCACTACAAGAGGCCGGACATAGACAACCTGGCTTACGTTGTGACTAATGCGCTTAAGGGCATAGTTTACAAGGATGACGGGCAGATATGCGTGATGAGGCTTGAGAAGCTATATGGTGAGCAGCCTAGAACGGTCATAAAGGTGATGGAAGTATGAGCGGATGCATAAAATGCAATAAAGAGCTACATGTCGAAGCTGGAGACAATGCTATTTGCATGGAATGCTTGCCGGATGACTTGTATGACTTGTACATTGAGGCACTAGAGGCCTTCGATGGGAATGATGGCGATGTCTGGGTAACATTATCGGAGGATGCGTGAAATTTATCTATGAGCATGACGAAGAAGATGACTTTATCGAGATCCAGCTATCAGAGGGCGAGCTTAAGCGCCTGATGCATGATACGCCTGTTGAGTGCTCAGAGCCGGCATGCCTGAATACTAGAAGATTAACAAATGTTTTCATAAGGAGAATGACAGATGCCGTTGATCAAGAGCAAAAGCAAGAAAGCGATAGGGAAGAATATAGCGGAACTCGAGGAAGCAGGGCACAAAAAGAGCCAAAGCGTAGCCATAGCTCTGGATGTTGTAAGAAAAGCAGGAGCTAAGATTCCTGCAAAGAAGAAGGGTAAATAATGAGCGAGTTTATTGTTAAAACAGCCCAGGAATACAAAAGCATTAACGAGGAGCTACCCGAGGTAGGCAAGACCGTTGAAGTGCTTTGCACGGTGATTACACGGGCTTCTCTGGTGGGTCTTGAGCCAAAGCAGATGTGGCAGCAAGAGGGCACGATGGATGAGGCGCAAACGGAAGTAAAGCTATGGAGGTACCTTGAGCAGGATACGAAGTGAATTTTTAGAATGGCAGAAGGAGAAGCTAGGAACGGCTTTTATTGAGGATGAGCAATTCTTTCTGAGGAAATATGGGACACATATTACTCCGCTATGCAAGGACTTGTTCAAGGAATTGCTGGAGATAGATGCTAGGCTTGCGGTGCTTGAGAAGCGCTCGGTTTGTCAGAAAGACGAATAGCACCTGCCATGTGTAGGTTGTAATTGGGGCCCGCCTAAACAGCGGAGCCCTCTTTTTTTTTCTTGGGCTTGATATAGTCCTTGTTTCTAGAGGCTTTGACTAGGGCGGTTTGCTTGATGGCGTGCCGCTTGTCTTTGAGGGCGTTGATGTCGATGATGTCTTGGCGGATGGCATCGAGGGCTTCGGTCCATGTGGGCATTTGTTATCCTTGTGGTTCATTAGTTTCTTTTTCGATAGGAATTGCAATATATGTGTAGTCAACGCCAAAATCTGTTCGTGGAGTTTCTACTAATGTGTATTCAATACCATCTTTAATTAATTTTGTTTCTTTCATTTGTTACCTTATAGTTATTTATTCTATCTCTAGAAAATGCGGTTTTCTAATCATCTCAACACACGCTACCATCTGGATAAATGAATCTAACGGTATAGCTATATGCACCATATTCTAAATTTAGCTTTTCAGCTCTTGTTCTGGCTCGCTTACCACAATTGTATTGAGCGCCTACGATCTGCTTGGTTCTTACATTGTATATTTGGTACTTCATATTGGTTCCTTTTGTTGTTTACGTATACTCTACAGCTACAACTAGCTCGCTTTGGTAGGCGAGTCACCTAGGAGACTTGCGGTGTATGGCTTAACTATAACGTGTCACTTGATTTAACTCAAGCATTAATGCAAGAAAAAGAAACTTGTGGTGTAAATGCTTGTGAGTTAGTATTAAGTGATATGAGTTATTTACGTGAATTACGAGAGCAGCAGGGCTTGTCAGTCTATCAAGTAGCCTATAGGGCGCAGATTTGGTATCTGCATTACACGAGCCTTGAGGACGGATGGATGAGCATGACTAAGGGCTTTGCTAAGCGGTTGGCTAAATATTATAAGATAGATTGGAAGGAGTTATATGGCAGCGCCTAGTAAGAAATCAGCACCGACGATTATGGGCAGGCCTGAGAAATATACTCAAGAATGGCTTGCGGAAGAAGCTAAGGCACTTAGAGAATGGGTTGCAAAAGATGGTGGTTTATATATAGGTTCTTTTGCAAGGCAGCGAGGATATGGTAGGCAAAGGCTTAGTGAATTTGTAGAAAAGAATAAGGATTTTGCGGACGCTATGGACGAAGCGCAGCTATGGCAAGAGGAGAAATTCCTCACTAAAGGCTTAAATCGTGAATGGGATAGCGCACAGGTTAGGTATACTATGGCAAGGGTCTGTGGCGATAGATGGAAGAACTCTTGGGATAAAGAAGATAAGGATGTTAAATCATCGGATATGCTTGAGTTTTTAGCATCACTTATGGCACAAGCTAAGGCAAAGGATAAACCCGATGCTAACTCAGGAACATAAAGATTTACTGACTGATATATTCACTGACGAATGGGCTAGACTTAACACGCTTTATAAGATCGTGGATAAGAAGGGCGATCAATGTACATTTAAATGCAATTGGGCGCAAAAAGAACTATACCATAATTTACATAACCTAAACATAGTGCTTAAGGCTCGGCAATTGGGTATCTCTACGTTTATAGGGATTTACTTGCTTGATAAGTGCCTCATCAATGAAAACGTTTCTGCAGGCATAATATGCGATTCTAGAGAGAACGCTAAGCAGTTCTTCAAGCGCATCAAGTATGCTTATGATAATCTCCCACAGTTTCTCAAGAATATGCGTCCTGCTACCGTAGATTCGGCTCAGGAGCTTGTATTTAGTAATGGTTCATCTATAAGGGTGGGTACGTCGATGCGGGGCTCTACGCTCAACTACTTGCATATTTCAGAGTTCGGTAAAATATGTGCGCACTACCCTGAGAAAGCTAGGGAGATTATCACAGGTAGCCTTAACACGCTTGCTGCTGGGCAGTTCTGTTGCATAGAGTCAACGGCTGAAGGTCAGGATGGTGACTTCTATGATATGTGTAAGGCCGCGCGTAGCTTGCAGGAGCAAGGTAAGAAGCTAACTAAGCTAGACTATAGGTTTCACTTTTTCCCGTGGTGGAAGGAGCCTTACTACACGCTTAGCGATCATGTGGGCATAGATGAGGCTATGACAAAGTACTTCGCTAGTTTGAAAGCTATTGGCATCTCACTAAGCGAAAATCAAAAGCATTGGTACGTAGCCACTGAGAAGACTCAGTCGGATGATATGAAGCGCGAATACCCATCTACACCTGATGAGTCCTTCCAAGCGGCTACAGATGGAGCGTATTATCACAAACAGCTATCATTAGCACGCATGCAGGGTAGGATAAGCAACGTGCCTTATGATGAATCATTGCCTGTGCATACTGCATGGGATCTAGGTTATTCTGATGATACGGTAATTTGGTTCTTCCAGCTTGAGGGCAAGGAGATCCATATATTTGACTACCTTGAGGGTTCTGGTGAGCCTTTACCTTATTACCTCAAGCTCCTTAAGGCTAAGAACTACATTTATGGTACTCACCTTGTGCCACATGATGCCAATACTACAGAGTATGGCTCAGGGTTTACGCGGATCGAGACAGCACGCAAGTCAGGCTTCAACCTCACGCTGACAACAAGCGTAAACATTGATGAGGGCATAGATGCCGCGAGATTGCTCTTCATTCGCTTCTGGTTCGATGAAACGAAGTGCGCCAAGGGAATACACCACCTAGACAATTATAAACGCATGTGGAACGCTGCACACGGTTGCTGGGCATCAAGGCCAAATCATAATGAGCATTCTCATTGCGCAGATGCGTTACGCTATCTATCGGTAGGTCTTGAAAAGATAGGCAGCCAGCTAGTATCAGACTCCGAAGCTGAGCGCATGTTAAATTTATATCAGCCACGTTTCACTTGACTGTAATCAAGTGATATGTTACACTCCAGGAAAATGGAGGTACTATGACAGGCACCAATTATGAACTACATGAAGTAGTATATCATCGTTTAAATGCTCTAGAAGCCACACTCGCTGAGCATGAGGAATACTTCAAGACCATCGAAGCTATCCTCACTAAAATCCAAGCAGTCTATGAAGCCATAAGAGACAAGCGCATATGATCAGGATGCACACACCTCGCCGTCCTTGAATCGAATGCCTCCGATGGGTGCTAGGCCCTCCTAAGTCAGTGCGAGGCCCTGTGTGCGCTAAGAAATACAAAAACAAACTAAGCCGCGAATGTAACCAAAGGAAACGTGATGCTATTAACAATCCGCCTAATGATACTAACAATACTCCTAATCCTTCTAGCCGTGCAATGCAGCCACAGCGATCAACTTGACAACATTGAGGAGAAAGTAGATAAGATATACGATAGCCAATGCCTCTACTGCTCAAGACTGGGCATAGTAGATGCTCAAGATTTATAAGGAGTTAACCAATGGAAAATGAAAAAGAATCTCCTTTCTTCGATATTACTTCATCTAACGAAGAGTTATTTGAGAGGTTGAATTTCCTTGTAGATGCTGTATGGCAATTAAATGATAAGTTAAACGAGCTTCAACAACAAGTAGACGCAATGAAAAATGGCTAAGCGAATCAAAGAAGGAATGATATTCTATGTATCTGCGACAGAGAAGTTCAGGGCCTTTACAGAGGAAAAGCTTCCCGAAAAGCATATAGAGCAATACAAAATACTTAAGGAGTCAATGAGTGACACATGTAAACACAACCCCAATCCCCCCGCGTCAGCCTAGTAATGCCAAGAACTGGCCTATGCCAAGCACAATTACGACTACACTCCAACAAACCCAATACTTTCCACAAGGGCCTATAGGACGATGAAAGGATTTGACTACTTAGACGAAGCAACAAAAACCATGCAGCATGCCAGGCTGAAATACCCTCAGGACATGCCAGATCATCCTACCCTTGATGACCTAGCGGACTATATCGCTAAGCATCGCCTAGAAGAAGGCATGCTAATTAAAGAGCACGGTATACATACTAAGTTATTTCTTAAGCTAGTCCAAGAGAAACGTGCAGCACATATGAAAAAGCATTGGGGCAATGATGACACCGCATGACCTCGAGCTAAAGCGCTTCAACGACATCGTATCTCGCCTTGATCAGATTGAGATCGTGCTCTTCAAGATTATGGACCACTCAAGCTATTCCAAGACGCACAAGCTCCTCCAGGATGGTGTTACTCTAAGCTTAGTATACCTCAAGGATGTCAAGGATAAGTTCCGCCGCTATGCAGAGAGGCAGCATGACACCTCAGGAGATTGACGAATCCCTCCGCTCTCACCAAGAGATGATCTCCCATCTCCTGACCAACCAAGAGCATTTCGCCAAGTTCACAGCACAGGTACATCAGTCCTGGATAGAGATAGGCACAGAGCTAGACCTAATCAAATTAAGACTAAGAACACTAGAAAGTGAGGCTAAGTATGACACCTAACGAGCAACGCATGTGGCATGACATAGCAGAGGTCATAGAACCCTACTGTGTAAATGGTGCAGGATTCATAAAAGATTATTTTGATGATCCTATTTGTGAGGGCTTTACTATTACTGCTCCAATAGCTGAACCAAGCCAATTAAAGATTACATGTTATTTAGAAGGGCCTCTTCAGGAATATTTCCGCATCGAAGAAGACCTTCGCATATTCTACAAAGATAAGCCCGGAACCTTTGAAGGTTTACCAAATGACAGCAACAGTTAAGACCCCCAAGAATCCCCCTATAGCCCCACTCTGGTTTGAGACCATCCAGCTAGTAGGCCCACCAGTCCCAGGACCACAGCTACCAACAGGGAGCCGTGGCACATGATCACCTATAAAGGCCATTACAGCTTATCCAAAGAGCCTTGGGAGATGAGCTTTGAGAAGACTACGCCAATGGGCTTTCACATAGACATAGAAGGCGATGAGCATGAGCTTTACTTTGTCATGCCTGGCGAGTTGCTAGAACCTTGGATGGTCCCTTTGATACCCACAGATAACGACGACAAGAAATACCTAAGATTCCTTAGGCAAACAGGCCTGGATAACTTCTGGTGGGTTCCTGTAGGTAGATCCGTGAAAATTGACAATGCCTGTATGACGGCAGATGAGGCAGCAATGAGGTTTATTAAATGAAAGAATTGTTTATCTTATCATCACCTTTTATCGTAATGATGCTCTTTATTTTGCTTTGGTATATGCTAACATGATATGTGACAACTGTGACGAAAAGTCTTTTGACATGTGGGTTATTTGCAATCTTTGCTTGTGTGATTTCTGTTATCAAAGAATAAAAAGGATAATGAATGACAACGACAAACTATATTCCCCGCCCACCGGCCCCTTGGAGCAATAAGTACCCCTGGTGGAAGGTACAGACTGTGTTTATCTACCCTCCTATGACCATTATAAGCCCTAAAGGTGGCCTATGATTATCATGGGACTATCCTGCATGGCTTTGATTGCTTTATGTCTAGGCGCTTTATGGTTATTATGGTATAACGCTAGTAATAACTCAGGAGGCTAATATGTCCCCTCTAGGTAGCTCTAGCGAAGAGGCAGACTCACTTTTCAAAAGCGCGGAAAACACCTACTACAAGAACTTTGTTGCTAATCTTGTTGACGAAGAAGAAGAAAGCTCAAGCTTATCTGAGCCCGAGGATTTTGTACCCTATTATCAATTTTGGAATCTACCTATAAATCAGCCAAAGGAGGAGCAATGAGCCCTGTAGGTCAAGTAGAAGGTCATAGCTCAGTAGAGCTAAACGACTCTTGTAACTGCACACAATGCTGCCCTAGATTCTGTTGCTTGCCGAGGAGGATACAAAAAGTAGACCCTAGAAAGCCTCATAGAACGCAAATGGCACCTCACCTTGAGAAGATTATGCATGATGAGCTCAAGATGACAGAAACCTCAATTACCATACACACAACCTCCCTGCCAGTACTAACAGATTCTGGACACCTTGAAATAGACCTCAAGATACCTCAAAAGGTAATTTATGAAAGCTCGGAGGAAAAGAAATGAAACGTGAACGTTTAGAAGACCTTGGCAAGCTTTCTTGCATGCTAAAGGACATACTCGATCATGAGGTATTTGAGCACACCGAAACGAAGCATGGCTATGAGGACTGGGTAAAGATCAATCATGACAAGAAAGAATATGACGAACCAAGAGGCCTTGACCATATATTCTGCATCATGAGGCACCTCAAAGCCCGTCTAGAAGACTGTTATTACCTAGCTGATGGAGAGACAGAATGAACACAAATTATGCCCAATACCAATCCATTGCAGAGCATCCAGGGTATGCTAAATCGCTTGTAGAGGCATTTGACCCTAACTCACAAACACCTGAAGTGTCTGAGTGCATGGAGCAGGTTGTCACAGAAGTGATTACAGAAAATCAAAGCCTTGAGCAACTCAAAGATATTATCTTTAAGCCTGTAGTGATTAACAAGGGGAGCAAATGACAGAATTCCTGATCACAATGATAGGCAGCATGACGGGCAGCATGATAGGCGTTTTGATAGTGACTTATCTTTGGATAAACTGCCCAAGGAAGGATGACTAATGCCTAAGACCGTAACAACCCCCATGGTCCCCGCCCCTAACCGTGGCAGCGTGCCGCTACAATTTCCCAACCCCTATGGTGGGCCTGTGAGAATCCCTAAATCTAACCCAAGTACATAATGAGTTTTTATAATATACCTCCTGAAAAGACACTATTCGTTGAAAGTGGAGATCACTGTTATTTTGAATATACTGAAGATCTAGAAGCAATTAAAAGAGGCTTTGAGCAGATGGCAAAGTTCTGTATGGAAAACAAAATATATTGCTTTAATAATGTAAATATTATTATTAAGGATAAAGAGGTAAAAGCTCCACACAAGACTCCTACAATAGGCATCAGATGGAAGGTAGGGGAAAAAGATGTTAAATCCCATTAGGCAGAATGTTAAATCATAAATAGCAAAAAAGAGTCCACAAGCCATCCTAAATCGGAGAATGTTAAATGAGAAATAAGACCTTGTTAATTATTGGCGCATGCCTAGGGCTAGCTTCCTGCACTCCTATACGTGAGGAGATAGCCGATATCCAACTAGAATGCGGAGCCTCAGCACCTCCATATCTCCATGAGCCTGAGAACATTACATTCCGTGCTGAGAAACACGATGACACAAATCCTGGAACTAGTTATAAAAACTACAGACAATATCCTCCTAGACGATACAAGAATGACAGAAGCAATAGGCCAGAAAGAGGATGTTAGATAAATATCATTCTTGGTCACACTTAAAACCGACACTAATATCATTAGAGGAAATAATGCACAAAAAAATAAAGAAAGCAGAATCAAAGATTGAAAAAAAGATCGACAAGTCAGAAAAGACCGTAAAAGGCGAATTTAAAGGCTTGCTCAAGGAAGACAAGAAACTTGACCAGCGAGTTGAAACAGCAGAAAGCAAGCTTCGCAAAATGAAAAAAGGCTGCTAGTGGCTAGATACAAAGCAATACCATCTCGCAAGGAAGAGTTTGACGCCTTTTGGGATGATTTAATGACTCAATGTGGCTGTTCTAGCCCTCAAAAGGCCGAATTAGTGCACCAAAGTGATGAATTCCGCGCCAAATCTGCTGAATTTATGGCACGTTGTCAAGCAGAAGCAACAGCAGGTCGCTATGAAGGTGAAACACTCGAAGCCTTCAAGAAACGTAAGTTTATGCAGCTAGAGATGCAGGCTCAAGCCATAAACGAACTCACTGATTAACATTATCATACAACCAATTTATCCTCTGTGATACACTAAAATTTTACCCTAGGTGTATCATGGCAAGTCCTATGTCCAATTACTCAGATGATGCTAGACAGTTCCTCAAGGAATACAAAACCAAGTCCAAGTCTAGCACCCTAGAGGACCACCAGGATATTATTAAAGAGTTCGGGGAGAACTACGAGCGTGCTTACCAGCAACTTAATACTTACTATGCGGAAGCGTATCGTGATCTCAGTTACAGCCTCGGTAACCAATGGTCTCTCGAGGAAATAGCCTACCTCAACAATCAAAGACGCTCTAGCTTCACCTATAACATGATTAGACGCCTTGTGAACCTAGTAGAAGGCATACAGCGCGATGGACGCCTTGCCACTAAGATAAGCCCTATAGAAGACTCCTCAGAAGACACAGCAACGCTGATGACGGATGTAATGCAATACATAATGACCTCAGGGATGGGATATGAAAAACTCTCACAAGCATTTAGGGACTCACTTGTTACAGGAATCTCTTGGATCTGTCCTTACCTTGACTATCGAGGAGACCCCGTTAACGGAGATGTTAAATTTAATATTACTAACTGGAACGACTCGATATGGGACCCTTTTTTCTTCGAGAAAGACATGTCAGATTGTTCGTTCTGGGCGCGTCGCAAATATCTGGACCGCACTACAGTCATCAGCCTTCTACCAGAGCAAGAAGATCGTATAAATTCCCTCCCATACGGCAATAGAGACGATAAATTCACCTACATGAGCTTTGCCCGTAACTGGGGCATGCAAAAGCTCATGAACTACACCGAATACTGGCGTAGGAAATGGGAAGTACGCGATGTTCTCGTTGACATGGATTCAGGAGAAACGACAGAATGGAAAGGGCCAAAAGACCGCCTACAGTTCATCCAGGCTATGCATCCGAACCTCAAGATCATCCGCAAGCCTGTCCGCACGGTAGAACTAGGCATAATTGTAGAAGGGGAGTTGTTATATTATGGTAAAGACCCATGGGGCCTTGATGATTATCCTTGTGTGCCAATATTAGGAGGCGATTATTCGCCCACCTATGATCTGTACACCTGGAAACTTCAGGGTATTGTACGATATATTCGTGATCCTCAAACTGAGCTTAATAAGCGCATCAGTCGTCATGTTGACTTACTTGACAGCCAGCTTAATTCTGGCTGGATTGCTAAGACTGGTGCAGTAACAAATACATCTTCCCTCTTCAAGTCGGGCAATGGACAGGTGGTGTTCATTCGCCCCGATGCGAACATGGAAGACGTGCAGCGAATCATGCCTCCAGATATCCCACAAGGGCAAATGCTACTCACGGAGATGTTCAATGAAATCATACCGAACATACTCGGAATCAACCCTGAAATGTTGGGCATGCCCGAGAACGAAAAAGTGGAAACAGCAGCCATATTGGCCAAAATGCGACAATCGGCCGGGCTCATTTCACTTAGGGGAGTGTTTGATAACCTTGCTGAGAGTCAAAAGATATTGGGACAGAAGGTTATGAAGATGATGCAGGTGAACTATTCACCTGAGAAAGTGAAGCTCATCACCAAGAAAGAAGTAACACCTGAATTCTACTCCAAAACCTTCTCACGCTATGACGTTGTGATTGAAGAGGGGATCCTCACAAACACCCAACGCCAGACAGAGTTTATGCAATTGCTCACCATGAAGCAGATGGGTATGCCTATCCCTGACGCCCTCATCGTGAAGAAGTCTGACCTACATTGCCGTGGAGAACTAAACGAGATACTAGACGCCCAGGCTAAACAAGAGCAAGAGGCTATACAGCGTCAAATGCAGATGGAAGATCAGCAAATGGCTGTGACTACAGAGGGCATAGAAGCGAAAGCTAAGTCTGACCAGGCCCTCGCGATGGAGCGCATGAATAAGATTCACCTTGACGAGGCTATTGCAGCAGAGCGAGTACAACGTTCCGAGGAAGAGTCCACAGCATCCCTACTAAACATGGCAAAGCTACTTAAAGAACTAGAGGGCATGGACATGCAAGGGCTTATGAGCAAACTAGAGATGCTTAAGGGGCTACATGGCATTGACCAGGATCATCATCAAAGATCTGTAGATCATGGTAATATGGAATTAGAACATCGTAGGCTAGATTTAGATGAAAGGGTCGCGATGCAACCACAACCTACTCCAGCAGCATAAAAAAACCCCTGAATTACTTCAGGGGTAAATTATCTTAAATGATCATGACTCAACTGAACTGAACTCAACATATCTCAGCCGGTCTCATCTGATCTGATCGTATCTGAACTCAACATATCCTATTTTTTAAATCTCTTAGCTTTAGGCTAATTGATTTCATAAAACCCTTGAAACGGAATTGTCCATTCCAAGGGTACTTATCTTAACATAACGGATCGAATCCTATCCCGACTAATCATATCGCAACGCAACGGATCGCATCACATTTAATGAAACTTCTAAGGTTTAGCCTCAGAAGTTTCATAAATTGCTTATCTCATCAAAACCCAACCCATCTAAACTTAACGAATCATAACAGGACCTAACGCATCGAAACTTATCGCATTAAAGTTTATCCATTTCCTTCCAGATCATTTCACCAAGTTCAAAATGAGCTGTATTAAGACCACCAGTTACAGCATCATGTATATTAATGAAATCATCTTTAAATTCATCATAATATTCAAAATCTTCTATACTTTTCTGTAATTGTTTAAGTTGCCAAATCGTTTCCCATAGTATTTTAAATCTTTTACTTCTGCCCGTTAGCTCTCTATAAATTGCATTGTTTTCCATCTCTATTGCCTCTTGTAATCCATTCCTTATTGTCTTAAAAAAATAACTCATCTCATATTATCCAATCACATCACGTCTCAACCCATCTAACCGCATCTCATCTTATCAAATCCCATCCCAGCTGATCTCATATATCTATGACTAAGTGTCTCCAATTCGGAGGAATCAATCCTTCTGCAATCATTCTTCCTCTCATTCCTGCATGTCTATGGTCACTACGTAATCCATGACAACGTTTACATAAAACACGCAAGTTTGAGATATGATTGCTTCCTAATTTCCCACTCACAATATGGTCTATGTGGCATTCATAAAGCGAAACAGCTGTTTCGCAATTAACACAATGCCCTTGATCCCTACTATAAACGGTTTTTCTGGTTATTTCCCATTGTTCTCTAGGCTGTCTTTTTCTTGGCATCTTTCTCCACTTCGAAAGATTTAATCTCAAAGCGTCCATTGCCAATACTTCTTCCATCTCCTAAACCTTCAAAGAATCCAGCAGCATGACAGATTGCTTCCATGCTATGCTCAGCGATCATTGTATCATCCCACATGATGTGGAATTCAAGTTCCCAACCTGGGCAACAACATATGGTATAACGGATGTTACGAGCTTTTGTAGCAGGATTACGTACGCCTGCAATATTAAGATAGACAGGATCATCAGGGTTTGTAGATAAATCCTCATTTTTGATACTATCCACAGGACCAGGAAGTTTTCTACCTATCACGGGAATCTTATCAGATCCTAAAACTTGTAGTGTCGCAGCTACATTTGGCAGAAGACTTCCTCTTCCTATTTTCTCGTGTTTACCACCATTCTTTAGACATCCAAAGATATATGGTCTTGTTATATATAATTGCCCATCAGGCATCGCTAGAACGGACTTTCTCCATTCACTAGGATCATTGCCAGGAGTACCTGTTTTTGTCTTTCTACCACCATCTAATGCATGCACACCAAATGCATGAAATTGTAGGGGTCTAGTCCCAACGATTTTTACTGTAGCTTTTTTATGCATTATCTTATCCTACGTTAAGGTTACGCATATATATTACCATAGCGCGCAATTAATGTCAATGATATAGAACATCAAGATCATCACCAGCGAGAGATGGATCATCATGATATAGGACTACGTCACCGCGAACTTGATATGCAACAACATCAGGCTATGGCTCAACCGTCAAATCCGGTGTAGCCATCATTCCACGAATGTAGCCTCCTTTTTCTTCTGAATAGGTTGAATTAGGGGGTGCAGGCAGTTCCGCCCAGTGGGTGATAGTATATCTATCATCTAATCCCCAATTCGGTTGCTTTTCATCCCAATGGGAAAGTATGTAACCAGGTTTATCTTTTGGATATTCATAAACTTTAGCACCAAAAGAAAAATGTGTAAGCTTATAGCCATTTGCATAATCCAAACTCCCATCTGCAGGATCAAATTTATAATGAACTAACACTTGTTGATTATTTTTAGGAAATCGATCAGAACATTTAATCCATTCAGTCATGAGCAATCTCAATCATAGTAGTCCAGTGCGTTATAAAAACTTTATCATCTTCATGGTCATTACGAAGCCATCCGTAATTATTACAAAAATGGACATCTAAAATCCCCTTCCAACTATGGGAAGTATCAAAATGTATGGTAGCGAGTGCTAAACATCGTTGCCCATCTTTAGGTAATTCATTTTTAACGCTTATCCATTCAGTCATGTTTAATCATCCTATCATACATAACTATTGTACCTGCCATAGAGACATTATATGAGTTTTGCCTCATTGAAGGTATAGAAACAATTTTATGGCATCGAGCCTTAGCGAAATCAGATAAACCCTTATTCTCATTGCCTAGCAAATATACTGTTCTTTTAGGATGAGAAAATGATTTCAGACATTCTCCATTTTGTTCTATGCCCACCAAAATAAAGTCTTTTGGTATAAGAAACTGAGTGATGTCAGGATAATTAAAATAAGGAACTTGTTTCCAAGTTTTATAAGTGTCGGTACTTTGCCAAATGTATTCATTTCTTATAGTGAAAATACCGTCAGCACCTAACTGATAGGCAGATCTCCAAAGAGTTCCTATATTTTTATCTGAATTTGGCTCTTCTATTCCAATTAAAAACGGCATAATATCTTTTTAATAAAAGTAAAGGGTGGGACTTGAACCACACATAGACCCATAGTCAATAGCTGGTAATACTATCGCTAACATGGACTCTTCTATCACCAAGAAGCCGCTTTCCCTTCACAGTCACCTTTACATGTAATCAACTTAAACCCTATACCCAACGCCTATTTATTCACAACCCCTAATTTGTTTTTCTTGTGTATATTTCTGCGTTAGTATTTACTAGTGATTTAGCTAAACATAACCCCTAGGAGCCAGTATGTACAACTTTGCAACAGGATTTCCAAAGCCAGGTCAACCATCACAACCTAAGCCTAGCCCTAAAGGCGCTCCAGGCTCATCGAGAGGTCGCTAATGAGCTTTAATTTTCAAGATCAGGGCTTTAGCCCTTGTGATTCATATTCAAGGCTCCTAGATCGTAGAGTTGCCATGGATGAGTACCCATACGGCTATGAAGGCGAAGTGCCTCCTGCTGGGCATCCTAATGGCATGCAAGGCCTTATCAATGATGAGTACAAGAATACTAAGGGAAAGCCTCAAAAGCAACCATGGAAAGAGCTTAATCATGGCTAAGAGCTTAAACGACCAGAAGCCAAAGCCTCGCTTAGGCAATGACCCAAATTTACACGGCAAGACTTCCGTGGACAATGCTGGGGGGGCTAATCCTCCTCCGCTAAATCCTTCAAATAAGAAGAGGAAATAATATGTACGAACATGAAGTAGACAAGCCTTCAGTGGCTCCAAAGGGTAAGATGCCAAGCAACATTCATCCTATGAATGATTTCAAAAGCGATTGCTCAGATCAAGCATATGGCCAAGGCGGTAAGTCCGGCTGTTTGAAAGATCACGGTAAAATTATGAGCCAGTTCTTTGATGGCGCATACAAGAATGATGGTGTTTAATGGCTGAGCAAGAGCTGGGTGAGACACGAGATGCCATGGCACAGGATTGTTGGGATATCGCATACGGTATCGCCAAGGATCGCTCCCATGACCCTAAGCCGTTCTACATCATCTATTCTGCTAAGGTTGACCCTGCATTGGCTGGTGCTGATGCCTGGGGTAAGCGTGTAGCAGGTGGGATTAGACAGGCTTATAAACTCTCTTATCAAAGACCTCCTTTTGTTCTAGGTATGCTGGTGTGGTTCGTAAATGGACCATTGGGAGTGTTTGAGTTCGTTTCTGAGCTCTCAAGTCCGCCAGACATTCCGATAGACCCTAGTTTGCTATCAACCTACAGCGCTGATGCGTTTGGAGGCTTAGCAGACAAAGCTAAAGAAATGAACAAAGTAATGCCGCTAGTAAGCTAGTGGTGCATAGCAACCATAAAAGGGCGTAAACGAGCCGTCGCCGGGCTATAGGAAACTATGACAATATACGATCAAGACTACATGTCAGAATTGAGCATGCAGCAAGAAGCAATGCAGGGCGTAACAGATCCCGCCGCCGGGGGTCAGGTAGCTACTCCTCAAGAGCCTGAGGTTCCTACAGAAGAAGTCGTACAGGCCGTTGAACCTGTACAGGCTGAATCTGATAAGGATTACAACTTCAAGGCCCTCCGTGAGGAACTAGCGCAAATTAAAGAAGATCGGGATCGCCTACGTGGTGACTTCGAAGATCTTCGCCGCAATCAAGTGCAACGTCAACCTGAGCCGCCTCGTAAGCGAGCTATTGATGAGATTAACTCTGATGATCTCATCACAGGTGCACAACTAAAGCAGGCCATGGCAGAGCGTGAAGCGGAGTATCAACTCCAGCTTGGAGAGCTTCAGGTCAAAGCGCAGTATTCCGATTATGACGAGGTGACCGCTAAGTATGGCGTTCCCTTAATTGAAAAAGAACCTGATCTTGCGCAAGGATTTCTGGCCTCCAACAACAAAGCAGCTTACCTATATAAGATTGGAAAGCTAGCTATGAATGCTGATAGGCCACCTCCTGAACCTGTAATGCAAGCTCCACAGCAACCCTCTAGGGATGCGCAGCGTATAGTAGAAAATGCTAGGAGACCTGGAACGCTATCCAATGCGGTAGGCGGTGCTGGCAATCTTTCTAAAGCAGACTACTATGCCACAATGTCGGACGCGGAATTCACAGCCTTCATGAATAGGAATCTGGAGCAGATCTAACATAGAGTAGATCTCATGGCAAT